GCGTGTGACAGCCAACGGCCAGCCAGGCGGTCAGGACGTGGCCGACGCTATCAGCTTCAAACTCAACGAGGCAGAGCGCAACAGCAAGGCCGACGATGCCTGCGGCAAGGCTTTTTACCCGCAGATTGGCGTGGGGCTTGGCTGGGTGGAAGTCAGTAAGGGTGATGACCCTTTCGGCTACCCCTACCAGTGCTTGCCGGTCAGCCGCAACGAAATCCACTGGGACTGGGCCAGCGAACGCGACGACATGACTGACGCACGCTGGCTGCGCCGCCAACGCTGGATGCACGCCAGCCGCTTGGCGCGTGTGTTCCCTGAGCACTCTGAGCTCATCAAGCGCTTTGGCAAGGCCGGTACAGGCTGGTGGGGCACCTACAGCGGCGAGGATGTGGGCGGCCAGAGCACGGGCCTAAACCGCGCTTGGGACGTGGCCCGCGAGTGGACGATTCAGGAAGACCGTTGGCACAACCCGCACAACAAAGAAGTCTGCGCGACCGAGCTGTGGTATCGCCGCTGGGTGGATGTTGTGGTGCTCAAGAGCCCAGACGGCCGCGTGGTGGAGTACGACGAGGCAAACCCGGCCCATGTGCATGCCGTGGCAAATGGCCTGGTGGAGTACCGCCGCGCCGTGGTGGCCCGTGTGCGCCGCAGCTACTGGCTTGGCCCGCATGTGCTTTTTGACGGGCCAACGCCTTACGCACACCGCTATTTTCCGTATGTGCCTTTTTGGGGCTTTCGCGAGGAAAGCACCCGCGTGCCATTCGGCTACATCCGCAACATGCTCTACCAGCAAGACACACTCAACAGCGGCAACTCGCGCCTGCGCTGGGGTATGAGCGCCTACCGCGTTGAGCGCACCAAGGGCGCGGTGGCTATGTCGGATGATCAATTCCGCCGCACCGTGGGCCGACTGGATGCCGACATCGTGCTAGACCCGGCCCACATGGCGCAGCCGGGCGCGGTTTTTAAGGTGGAGCGCGACTATCAGATGAACCAGCAGCAGTTGGACATGCTGACCAACGCCCGCCAGGCCATCGAGCGCGTCAATCCGGCAGCAGCAGGGGCTTTCAGCGGCCGACGCGGCACGGCAACCAGCGGCATTCAAGAGCAGACCCAGGTGGAGCAGGCCAACCAGTCGCTGGCGCACATGATGGGCAATTTCAAGCGCTCTCGCACCCTTGTGGGTGAAATGCTGATGGCCATGATCGTGCAGGACATGGGCAAAGAGGAAACCACTGTGGTGATCGAGGGCGACGCAATCCGCCCGGAGCGCACCATCGTCATCAATCACCCCGAGACAGACGCGGCAGGCTACCCCTACCTTTCCAACGATTTGCAGCGCACGCGCCTGATGGTGGGCCTGGAGGACGTGCCGAGCAGCCCGACTTATCGCGGCCAGCAGCTGAATGTGATGAGCGAGGTGGTCAAGTCCATGCCGCCGCAGTTCCAGGCCGTAGCTTTCCCGATGATGGCCAGCTTAATGGATCTACCTTTCAAGCGCGAGCTGGTGGAGGCGCTGCAGCAGGCCGGGGCGCAAGAGACACCCGAGCAGGTGGAGCAGCGCATTCAGCAGGCCGTGCAGGACGCGCTGGCCAAGGCGGGGAACGATCTCAAGGCGCGCGAGCTGGACATGAAGGAGCGACTGACAGAGGCCCAGATCAAGCAGATCATGGCCCAGGCGGTGCAGACCGGCGTGCAGGCCGCATTCAGTGCCATGCAGGGCGGAGCGCAGGTGGCGATGCAACCGCAGATCGCGCCCATTGCCGATGCCATCATGCAGGGCGCGGGCTACCAGAAGCCCAACCAGGGCGGCGACGACCCCAATTTCCCGACCCCAGCCGGTGTGCCAATGCAACCAGCGCCAGCCGACCAAGGCGCGGAGCTGGGAGGCGTGCAGCAAAATACCAGTCCGGCATTTCCGCCCGTGCCGCAGCAGGCAGAACAGGGTATGAAGGGCATTGAAACCACCACCACTGCAGACAACCTGCAAGGAACATGAGCATGAGCAACGAGTACGAAACCGGCATGGGCACAACGCCCGGCATGTGGGAGATGGCCAGCGAAGCGCTTCACGGCGAGAAGCTGCCTGAATCGCTGAACTCGGCCATTCATGCGCTGGCTGAAGGCCGCGCGACTGTGGTATTGAAGCAAGGAGCCGATGGCGAGGCACACGATGTTGTCCTGGCAACAGTCCGAGTGATGACCAAGGCGCTGGATGAGCTTGCATCCGCCTGCACAGACGAGACTGGCGCAGCAAAGGCACCAGACAAGAAGGCGCTGATGAAGGCCCGCGCCATGCTGCCATCTTGGTGCGCCAACTCACTGACAAAGCCAGCAGCCAAACAGACATAGCCAGCGCCAGCACCACACAAGCCGCCCACCGAGGCGGCTTTTTCATGCCCGCCCAGCATAGGGTTTAGCGAATCCCGCGTTTTTTTTGAGACTTGCCCATAAGCACCGCGCACGCGATGCGAAGCCCGATAGCGCTTTGACGCTTCGGAATCGAGAGCAGACGGAGCGAGCCACGGCACGCACCTGATTGCTGCCCCTTGCGGCCACGGCGATATGTGGCGGGAAAGCAGGACTCAAAAACATGGGATTCGACTATTCAAACATCGAGGGCGCTTTAACGCCTGAACAGGCCGCCGCAGCTTTGGCCGCTGGCGAGGGCGATACCAGTGCAGAACTGGAAAACGGTGGCGCGCCCGATGCCACCACTGAGCAGGACGACGCAGCAGCCAACGATGGCGACAACAAGGCCAAGCCCGACGCGGCAGCCACTGGCAAGGAAGCTGGAACCACAACCGAGGCGGAAGACCCCGCCCAGACCGTGGTGATGGCGCGTGATGGCAAACACACCATCCCTTACGAAACGCTGGTGAAGCACCGCGAAGGTGAACAGCACTGGAAAGCCCAGGCAGAAGCCGCCCAGCAACAGCTGGCCGAGCTGCAAGCCCAGGCACAAGCCCGAGCAGATGCCGGGACTGCCCCGACCAAGACCGACAACATGGTGGCCACTGCAGAGGCTGCCATCGAAGCGGGCGCGGACGTGGGCATCTTTGGCGACTTCTCGGAGGAAGCGCTTGCAAAAGGTATTGCCACGCTGGTGGCGCAGCAGGTTCAGGCGCGTGTAAGCGCGGCATTGGAGCCGCTGGCCACCAAGCAGGCCAAGGACGCTGCAGCCGCGCATTACGACGCGATTTACAGCAAGCACCCGGACGCGGATTCGATTGCCCAAAGCAACGAGTTCGCGGCCTGGGTCAATGCCCAACCCAGTGCCGTTCGCAACGCCTATTGGGGGCTTTTCGATGCCAAGACAGGCGGCACAGCCCAGGAAATCGTTGAGGTGTTCGATGCCTTCAAGGCCGCGAGCACACCGAATCCCAACACCCCAGCAGCAGCCGACCCAAAGGCCGCTGCAAGCGCCGCCGTTTCGGCAGCCAAAGCCACACCGCCCGCGAGCCTGTCCAGTATTCCTGGCGCTCGCGTGGAGGGTGCGTCTTTGCTGGATCGAACGGCGGGTATGTCCGGGCCAGAACAGCTCGCTGCTATCGAAGATATGTCGCCCGCGCAGATCGAGGCATGGCTAGACCGTCAGATTTAAGGAGTGCCAGCCATGAGCACCAGCAAAACCAATACCCCGCACGGGGCACCTGGAAACATGATTCAGCAGGCCGTGGGTGTTTTCAACACCTGCAGCCAGCGCAACACGCAAATGCGCCACCTGACGGGCTCCATGCCCCAGGTCGGCGCGGCTGTAGCTGCAGCAGGCGGCAAGCAGTCCAAGACCACCATGCCGATTGTGCAGGCTCAGAACCTGACCAAGAACAAGGGCGACGAGATCACCTTCCACCTGGATAACCCCATTGGTGGCTACCCCATCATGGGCAGCGATTACGCCGAGGGCAAAGGCATTGGCATGTCCTACAGCGAGGACAAGCTGCGCATCAATCAGGCGCGTTTCCCCATCGACATGGGCAACACCATGACGACCTTCCGCACGCCCTACGACCAGCGCCGCATGGCCCGGCCCAAGGCGCAGAAGCTGATGAACCAGTACATGGATCAATCCATCCTGGTGCATCTGTCTGGCGCACGCGGCTTCCAGGATCACAAGATCGAGTGGTCGGTGCCGCTGGCCAGTCACAAGGATTTTGCCAAGGTCATGGTGAACCGCGTCAAAGCGCCCACCAAGAACCGCCACCTTGTGGCTGGTGCTGGCAGCGTGGCCGAATTGAAAGTCAATGCGGGCGAACTGGTGATTTCCACGACCGACACCTTGAGCATGGACGTGCTGGATTCGGTGCGCCAGTGGAGCGACAGCATTCCGTTGCCACCCCCGCCCGTGGAGTTCGACAACGACCAGGCCGCGACCGACAGCCCGATTCGCGTTTTCCTGGCTTCGCCTGCCCAATACAGCGCGTTTGCCACAGATCCCGCTTTCCGCTCTTTCCAGGCCAACGCCCATGCCCGCGCCCGCTTGGCCAAGGATCACCCGCTGTTCCTGGGCGATGCTGGCCTGTGGAACGGCATCCTGATCCTGAAGAATCCCAAGGCCATCCGCTTCTACGCTGGCGACGAAATCAAGTATTGCGCCGCCTATGACAGCGAAGTGGAATCGTCTTGCGTGGTGCCTTCGTCTTTCACCGACAAGTTCGCGGTGGATCGTGGCCTGCTGCTGGGCGGCCAAGCCCTGGCCATGGCCTTCGGCGCGTCCGAGCACTCTGGCATCCCGTTCTTCTGGAGCGAGGAAAAGGGTGACCACGGCGACAAGATGGAAATGCTGATTGGTGCCATCTGGGGCGCTTCCAAGATTCGCTTTGCAGTGGATCACGGCGACCACACGGAATTTACCGACCACGGCGTGACCGTGTTGGATACCGCCGTGTCCATCATGAAGCCGCGCGGCTGATGACCTGACCCAAGGCCAGTCGGTTCAATGACTGGCCTTGTCTTCAACCCCTGATTTACCGGAGGCCACCATGGCAACCATCAAGAAAAAATTTATCGGTGACAAGCAGTTTGGCGGATTCACGCCCTACGGCAACGTCACGACCATTCGCGCCACGCTGCAGACCAATGCAACCGGCGCGGCCATCGATTCCGACTCTGCTGCTGCCATTGGTGTGGGCGATGTTGTGGTGCTGGAGAAGCTGCCCGAGGGCTTCCTGCTGGAAGACGCGCAGGTGATTGTGTCCACGCCCATGACCGCGACCGCCACTGGATCGCTGGGCTTCATCTACGCCGATGGCGTGGACAGCACCGATGTGCCCCAAGACGCGGCTTATTTCGGCACTGGGTTGAACGCGGCTGCTGCTGGCCGCATTCGCACTGCTGGCACCAAGGCTCCCGTTCGCTTGGCCAAGGAGGCTTATCTGGTGTGGACGCAGGCAGGCGCGGCCAATGCCAAGGCATCGCGCATTGACGTGATTGTCCACGGCGAGCGCATGGGCCCGAACTAAGGCGCAAGCAAAAGAGTGGGGTGGGCTTGGCGGCCTGCCCCGCCACGGCATCACCAGCAGGGACACGACATGACCACACCCCAAGACGTTGCAGTGACCTACACCGGCACTGACGACCCTTTCAAAGACCGCATTTACCGCTCTGGCCTGACGTTCGCGCCGGGCCAAACCCGTTTGGTGCCTGCCACGCTGGCCCAGCGCTTCCTGCGTCACTCGGACGTGTTCAAAGAGGGTGCTGCTGGTGAAGTCAAGAAAGCCAAACAGGCCCAGGCCGAGCAGGACGACACCAAGCAGGTGCTGGAGCAGCAGCAGCAGGAGCATGATGAGCAGCGCCAGCAAGAGGATGCCCGCTTTGCCCTGATTGACTCCATCGAGTCCATGGATCAAAAGGCTGTGATTGAGTGGGCACACCAGCACTACAAGCAAAAGATCCACCACAAAACCAGCGTGGAAAAGGCCCGA